CCGTATACTCAGGCGGTCGATGCCAAGGGTAGTTTCTTGTGTCGGCGGTCATGTTAGCGCCCGGGATTGGTGCATCTACTGGCTGTCGCATCAGTCTGTATCCTTCTCAGTAGTACCTAAAATGCGCTCTTCTAGTGCATCAAAATAGTCGGGGGTGAACAATCTACCTTGTTCAGCGAGGTCCGTTGTTTTTGGGGGTGTCTTTCCATCCAAAAACAATTTCACAGACTTCTGTACTGCATCTTCAAATTTCATTTACCAACCCCAATCTAACCAATCTCTGTTCACAATATCTTCAACTGTATCTACTAGATCAATTTCCAGTTCACCTTCATCAAATGGATTTACGTCTACGTCTACACCAGCCGCTTTAAGAGCGGCTCCTGCTAACACTGCAGGTCCAAGAACAGCGGCTGCACCAGAGGTAAGTCCTGCAGCGGTTCCTACTGAAGATATTGCCCCGCTGACCCCGCTAACTGCGCTGCCTACAGCACCAGCTACAGAACCCACTAATCCAGTACCGCTTGAAATGGCAGAGCCTACTACGCCACCGTCTGCAGCCGTGGATGAGCCAAACAACACATCAGCCACCACCCCAGCCCCAGCTTCAGTACCCAGAATAGAACCTGCTATAGTAAATAGACCCTCGGTAACTGGGTCCATCCCGCCCGCAGACATTCTAGATTGTGCTGTAATGGTGGTAGCTAGAATATTAGCATCACGATCAGCTTCGTTATTATACATCGTTACCGTGTGGTCGAGTAATGAGTCTACTCGATCCCACATTTGGTTCATCGCTTCTTGACTAAGATCTAATCCGTTACGAACATCTTCTGTGGCTGCTTCAAACTCCAATTCTGTATTTGTTTCTGCTACGGATTGTCTCCAACGAGCATTATCGGAGTCGATCTGATACTGCATATCTGAGTAGTATCTCTGGCGACTGTCTTCCATCTCTGCTTCAAACTCAGCGCCATCGTTTAATTCACCAGCATTAAATCTTTTAATTGCGTTTAGCTGTTCAGATCGATGCATCTCAATGTTTGCATTGAGGTTATCATAATATTTTGTGAAATCATTTTCTTGCTCAACATCAAATCTACGAGCTACGTTAGTTTCAGCGGCATCAGATAGCATTACGTCTATCCGCTCTTGTGTATTAATGATCTCAGCTTCTTGTTCATTTCTTACATTTAGCAAATCCATTTCTAAAAAAGCCTTAGCGTTTTGAACCGCTGCAACTTCTCTTGCTCCTAAATTTGCTTCCTCAAATCTGGATAATGCTCTTGCCTTATTGATTACAGCTTCTTGCCGATTGCTTAAATTTTCTGTGGTTAGGGTTTGAAAGAATTTTGCTTCATCTCCAGCGATATTTATAGTCGCTTCCATGATAGCATTTGCCATCGCTGCAGTCGCTGCAGTGCCTGACATACCATCGAAGGCTATGGTACGCTTTAACATACGGGCAGTAGATTGCGCCCATGATGGGATAATAGGCTCACCAGTATCAGGATCTTTAAATTGTCTGCTAATAATATCTATCTGACCAGCTATTGTGGCTTTCGCATCGGTATAGTTACCTTCGCCTAATTCTTGAGCAAGTAGGCGTCCAGAGGTTGTAGAGGTATCGATAATATTTGTAAAATCTTGAGAGGCAAACTGATTAAGAGCTTCCCCAGTACGATTGACTGTACCATCCTCGTTGATCCCAGTAGCAACGCCTTCCATATCAATTTCAATTTCATCTGAATCGACTTGAGCATCGTCGCCTACAGTACCCTGTGCTGCATCAACTGTAGTTTCTGGAGTTCCTAGTGAACCTTCTACAGTCTCAACATTGTCCGAATAGCCTCCTGCGTCTGGAGGTTCGGTAATTTCAGTAGCCAGTTCGACATCTTCTTCAGCCACAGTATTCGTATTATCTATGACTAGATCATCGCCCAGATCATAACGACTATCACTGGCATCCAACTCAGTTCCCTGAGTATCTGCGTCCAGCTCAGTATAATTATCACTTAGATTAAGATCACTATCAGTCAGAAACGTATTTGGATCATCAGCTAATGCCTGAATATCTACATCCTGATCAGTCATGCCCACGGCATCCATCGCACCGTCGAGATCGAAGATGTCTTCGTTTTCTGTTTCTTCAGCCATTGATGTTGTTCCTTTCGGCCTCGCACCGTCTGATACGATCACGTAAGTAAATGTAGTTTTTCATCGCTTCCTCTATCGCCCGACTGTCAGGGGGAAGCGTATCTAGTTCATCAGCTAATAAATTATTAAATCTGTCGTCATACTGCTTTATTGATGGGCAGTAGACCTCAAGCTGCGTTCTATAAACCGTTGTCGCGCAGCCGCTCAGTGACAGACTTACGATCAGTAAGATTATCGTCTTCATGTTCTGCCATTTTTTTGTAAAAATCTGAGGCTTTGCCTTGGGCCTCTAGTTCATCTTTTAAAATTTTATTCTTTTCTTTAGCTCTGCCTTTTACCTGACCCAAAACGTAGAGAATAGGTAAGGCTAGAGCTAAAGCACCTATAATGTAGGATTTTATCTTTCCAAAAACGAACACTAGTGAACGCCTTCCTTGTGGTCTTTCCATCGTGCATACGCTGCCAAGGCTATGCCGCCGATAGCGCACAGTAAGAAGATAGTTTTAAGACTATCAGCATAGGCTACCAGCCCCTGTAACTGCCCTGCAACTTCGTTCAGGCCCGTGGCCACACCAGCTATACCCGCCCCTACCATAGTTTTGGATTTAGTTAAGGGCTTAGGAGCCTCTGCAGTAGGTTTTTGTACCATAGCAGGGCCACCCTCATCAGACGGCAATTGAGCGTCACGGCTAAAGATAGCTGCTTCCGCTGCACGTCGTCTAGTTAGTCCTCGTAGTGGTTGTAATTTGCCGTCTACCCGTGCTTTGTTCCATCTTTGCAGTTGCTCCGGTACATCGTCGTACAGACCTGAGTTCAGGCGCTTGAGGGCTGTTGATGATTTAAACGCACCGCCACCGACATTGAATACAAACGATACTAGGGCATCATACTGACCTTGGCTTAGAGGTACGTTCACTAGGCGTTTAACTATCTTACCGTGTTCGTCTAAGTCATCTTTGAGACGTTGCTCTGCCTCTGATACAGTGCAGGTCATTCCAGAGCGAATACCCTTAGTCGCGCCAAATCCTAGCGTCCACTTTCCAGCGGGGCAGCGATATGAGTGTACTAAGCCATCCTCACCCATTTTATGGAGGCCTTCAAATTTTTTAACTAAATCTACACATTGCTGCGACACACTTACAGGATGCATATAAATTCCTTAATAAATTTATTAATTTTATAACGTCATTATACACTAATTATGTATATAAATCAACACTTAACTAATTTTATGTTATATTTTCCAAGCGTTCAATTCGATAATTTGCTTCCTGCAAAGCGGCCCACAAAATTGGAATCAAACTAGTATAATCAACCTTTTGATAAATAGGATTACCATCGTTATCGGTAGCATCCTTTTCGCCACATACAGCAAAAGGCAATACTTCTTGTAGCTCATGCGCTATAAACATTGCCCTTGATTTAGTATCTGTTTCCCGTTTACCCATAATTGGATCAACTGAATCTACTATCCCCGTAGCATCTTCAATATACCCGTCTATAGTTTTGTATCGATAATCTGAAGTTGTTACATAGCTGGCGGCTGAAACTGCATTTGTAACTGTAGCACTATCGCCTGTAATAGCCCCCGCTACAGAAGCATTGCCGCTTAAGAATAAATCCTGCCAGCGATTATTTGTAGTTCCTATATCTTTGGTGTTTGTCGTATCAGGAACTAACGCCCCGTCAGCTACAGTGATATGAGCCAAAGCTTGCCAAACCGCTGCCCCATCAGTTGCATCTGCACAGACATGCATACGATCTGTAGTTACGTTGATCCAAACCGATCCAACTGCATAGCCTAGATCTGTATCGTCATTAACTGTAGGATCTGAGGTGGCATCTAGCTTGTTTAACCCGCCGACTCCACCATTGGCGGCTGGTAGATATCCTGTAACTGAAGTAGCTAGGGGTATTTTTGCACTATCTCCTGCAACACCTGTATGCGTATGTCCTGATGTTCCAAAGGCGGTTTCTACCTGATTAAACTCTGCGTTAAGAGGCGCTGCAGTAATATCGAGTGTGTTCTGTATGCTGCTTGCCGACTGTCTAGTATATCCCGCCATTATCTTCTTCCTGATTGTGCAAATTCAAATACTAGCCCCTGTATAGAATGAGGGCTTGCGATTGCGTCTGTTACGAATGTTGCTTGGGCTGAGTAGCCACTGCCTTGAATATCTGATACGATCACAGGCTTACTTGAGCCGCCGTATTTTATGTCTGTTCCACTATAAGTAATATTTCTGCCGCCAAATACCGTGGGCGCTCCAGAGCTTGTCTGACTGTAATCTCTTGGCGTCGAGGTGTCTGGATCAGACCAATCATATTGGATAGCTAAATTCATTGTGAAAGGGCCTTCTGCCCTTATGAACGTATTTAGTTTATGGATCACTTTGCGGATTTCCGTATCCCCAAAGTCTAAAAACGGTGTGGAATATATGCTGATAATGTTTGAACCTGCTAGGCTGTTTCCCGTTTCTTGGCGATAAACCTTGCCATCAAAGCCGCCATGTAAGACAAACTCATTTGCGCCTATGTACTCGCTGGTACAGACCGATACTTTAAATCCCAGTAATTCAGAAAACTCCCAGCCCATGCCTTGTGGAGTGCTGGTTAATCCACCTAATATACCTTTGCCTTCGGAAGTATTATCCCCCACAAATAAACGGATCTGGCTCTTAGCTCTGATAACAGTAGAATTAAGTGTATCTAAATTTTCATTACGAATAATATCAGTCAGCTTGCCTTGTATGTTTTTGCTGATTGAGCGGATCTCTACATCACCGATATTAGCCGTACCTGATACAGGGCGTAGGCCATCAGGGCTTAGGAATATTAGATCCCCACCTAGTTCTTGTATGGAGTCAGCGGCTACGCAGCCTACATTGCTGGTTACGTTGTCAGGCTTAAACGGGGCCGTGGCCCCTTGAGCCGTATTCTTAGCAAGCTTCTTAATAGCGTTCTGCCCGAAGACAAATAAATCCTCACGAAAAGGCTTTAGCTGTACGACTTTAAATCCTGCAGAATATTGGTGGCTATCAGCCGCCGTAGTCCATGTAAAAGGATCTTGTGGCGCTGAATGTGCAATACCATTTTGATAAGACGTATCACCTGCAATAAACAAATACTGTTCAAAAACCTCTACAATCTCAGGGGCATCATACACATTAGCACCCCCCGGACTAGTGGAGCCGCCTGAGTTTGTAGAGGTTATCTGTTTCCAGTTTGTGCCATCAAATACAGTAAGAGGATTTATGCCATCAGCAAATGCTACCATAGATCCGCTGCCAAAGTTAAACTGCACATGGCGTATCTTGTTAATGGTCTTCGATCCGCTAACGGTATTATGCGTTAGGCCTGTGGTAATCTTACTCCAGCCGGA